GGCCGTGTTGTCAGAGGCGGTGGTGTTGGAAAGCAAAGAGCCACGACCAAGCGCTGTGTTGTTTCCTCCTGTGGTGTTATCTCCTAATGCTTCTGAACCGATTGCTACATTACTAGCACCCGTTGTATTTGAACTTAACGCCGCATTAGAGCCTCCTGTCCAAGAGCCTATAGCAACATTACTAGAACCGCTTGTAATGGCGTCGAGTGCTTGAGCGCCGATAGCAATATTAGAGTTGCCAGTTGTACTTCCAGAAACGCCTAACCCTGCTTCTGCACCAAGGAAAACATTGTAGTACCCCGTTGCATGGCGTCCAGCTTGAGTACCAACGGCTGTGTTGCGATTTGAAACAACCGCAGATTGTAACGCAAGATAACCTACTGCTGTTTGAGAGTAACCTGTAGTATTATTATACCCAGCTTGATACCCAACCGCAGTGTTGTTGGATGCGGTGGTGTTGAGGCGTAACGCATCTTTACCAAGAGCAACATTCCGTTCGCCAGTTGTGGTGTCACCTAGTGCATTAAACCCAAAGGCGGCATTATTTGAAGCAGTTGTTGCATCAGCCAATGCAAGACCACCAATCGCAGTGTTTTCCGACCCCGTAGTGCTATTTACTAAAGACGCATAACCAAAGGCGGTATTATTACTTGCGGTGGTGTTGTTGTGTAATGCACGATAACCATATGCAGTGTTTTCTGCGCCTGTAGTATTAGCATAAAGTGACTGATAACCCACAGCTGTGTTTTGGGATGCGGTAGTATTACTGTACCCCGCCTGATACCCAACGGCAGTGTTGTTGGATGCGGTGGTGTTGAGGCGTAAAGCCTGCTTTCCGATAGCTACATTAGATGAGCCAGTGGTGTTGTTGTTTAGAGCGTTTTGACCAAGTCCTGAGTTATTAGAACCAGTCGTATTAGAAACCATTGCTTCAATACCAACTGCTGTGTTTGATGCACCTGTGGTATTTGCATTAAGGGCGTATGTGCCAACTCCAGTTAGAGATGCGCCAGTAGTATTTGCCATAACAGCTTGATACCCAACCGCTGTGTTGTTGCTTGCGGTGGTGTTGGATAAAAGTGCAGAACCTCCAACTGCTATATTATTAAGTCCTGTGGTGTTATCTCTTAATGCAGATACTCCAACAGCCACATTTTCGTAACCTGTAGTATTATTAGCCAAAGAACCCCAACCAACTGAAGTTAATGAGAAACCTGTTGTGTTATCAAGAAGCGACTGATAGCCGATTGAGGTATTGTTTGCCCCTGTAGTATTAGCATAAAGCGACTGATACCCAACCGCTGTGTTGTTGCTTGCGGTGGTGTTAGAATAACCAGCAGTACCGCCTATAAATGTATTAAAATAACCTGTGGTTACATGGTGTCCAGATGAAGTACCAAACGCCGTGTTATACATATTAGCCGAATCTGTTCTGTTTTGAGCTTGCAAAGCATTTCGACCTACCGCTACACTATGCCTACCAGTTGTATCGCTTGCTAACGCATTCTGACCTATCGCTGTGTTGTAAAAAGATGCTACGCCTGACCCTAACGCATCTTTACCAACTGCTGTGTTACTTGATCCAGTAGTTAAAGCATCACCAGCAAGGCCACCGATGAGAGTGTTGTTTATGCCTGTGGTTACTGATAGACCTGCGGAATAGCCCACTGCTACGTTGTAATTATCTGTAGCATTTGTAAAGTTTTGGTTTCTTAATGCACTATTACCAATAGCAACTGACCTATTTCCTCTTGTGTCTGCACTTAAAGCATTTTGACCTACCGCAACATTAAGTTCTCCTGTTGTCAAGGCATCACCAGTTTGTGCGCCTACAATCACATTTTGCCTACCTGTAGTTACTGCTGTACCTGCAAGGTAACCTACTGCTGTGTTCAAACTATTTTCAGCAGATGTAAAGTTTTGAGTTTCTAGTGCAGCGTAACCAATCGCTGTAGATGTAGACCCCAATGTGTCTGCAGCTAGTGCGTTATATCCAAGTGCTACGTTATAGTCTGCATCAGTAAGTGCATCGCCTGTTCTACTACCAATAAGGGTGTTACGAATGCCTGTGGTTACAGATGCTCCAGAGTTATGACCTACAGCTACGTTGTACATATTGGTAGCTGATGCAGGATTTTGTGCGTTTAAAGCAAATGTACCAATCGCTACACTTTCAGCACCTAAAACGTTTGCTTGTAAAGCATCACCACCTACAGCTACATTATTTGACGCTGTAGTGTTTGAATCTAAAGCGTCTTTACCAATAGCAACATTATTAGAGCCAGTAGTATTTGCGGTTAATCCACGATAACCCAAAGCAACATTGTCAGCACCAGTCGTATTTGCAACTAATGCCACCCTTCCAATAGCAGTATTTTCAGAACCTGTAGTATTTGAACCTAAAGAACTTGTGCCTACTGCTGTGTTATTACTTGCTGTTGTATTAGCATCTAAAGCAAAAGCTCCAAGTGCTACGTTTGAAGCTCCTGTAGTATTACTATACCCTGCTTGATACCCAACCGCCGTGTTGTCGCTAGCGGTGGTGTTTAAAGCTAGAGAATCCTTACCAACGGCAACATTGTTTCCGCCTGTGGTATTGGTAAATAAGGCATCCCCACCTATGGCAACATTGTTTCCGCCTGTAGTATTATTGGTTAAAGACACCCTCCCAACAGCAGTATTTTGATCGCCTGTAGTATTATCGGTTAAAGACTTATCGCCTATAGCTACGTTGTAATTACCACCCGATTGTACGCTATCTAGCGCAGTATCACCCAAAGCCACATTCTCTGTACCAACAGGATAGTTCCCGTCTAGCTTGATTGTGCCTCCGTCTACTGCCAAAGAACCAATATCTAATGCCGCAAAAGCATCTACCATTTTAGCGGCAGAGCCTACGCCATCAGAATATATTACTTTAGTTCTACCATTAGCAATCGTAACTGTTGCACCAGATCCTTGCTTAATAATAATATCTTGAGATCCACTTGTGGCATTTTCAATAAACCACATTTTACTAACAGTGTTTGGGCCTATTGTAATTGTACAAGTCGAGTCCAAAGTACCTGTGTACTTTAAGAACATTGATCGACCTGGATCAGTCCCACCATCTGCTATTGTTGTTGTGTGCGTGTCAGCATTTGTTGTTATAGCTTCAGTGCCATAAGAAAAAGCCTCTGCAATTAATTCAAGGTTAGTATTTGTTACTGTACCCCATGAGCCTGACTGATCGCCAGTTGCCATCTCATTGAGGCGAAGGTCATTTACATAGGTTGAGGTCATATTAGTCTATCCTTATAATTGCATTTGAAGCAGTCTGAGCTGGGAAAACAACTCTGAATGTACCTGAAGAAACTGTGAAGTCACCGCCAAAGTCTAATACAGCGATAGCTCTATCTCCATCTGTATCATTATATATTAAAGCACCACGCGCTGTAAAACTTGCTGATGTCCACTCAGGATTATCAGAATCAAAACATCCGCTTGTTCCGTTTTCAATTACAGATGCGTTTGCCAGTGTTACTCCACCAGTAGTGTATCCGTTACCATTAGCAACTTCGTTAGATGTTGTGTAGGTATCAGTAGTAGCATTTAAAGTTGCACTACTTGTGTAGAGAGCGATCTTTATTGTATCACTGTCTAAGTCATGTAACCCAAGCATTACATCTTTTTTAAATTGGGTACACATTGCTTGTGTAATAGCCATTATAAACCTCCGTTATATTCTGCCGCATAATCGCGTTGCATCTCTTGTACAAATAATTGTACCGCTTCGTCAAATTGTGTTTTATAAAGCGCCAATGTCTCTCCAGCTTTTAGAAATGCAGATGCTTCATATAGACACGCCGATAATAACACATTTTCTGCGTTGTCGCCAACCCATGAGTTAGAATTAGTTGAACTTAGCCCAGTTTCTGGCGCAATGAAGTCCACTTGATAAGTATCAGCCGCATTTGGTGTTGGTGCTATTGTTATTGTAGTACCAGATGTATTTGCTGATTTTGTGCTATAAAACTTTGGTGTTCCTTGCGTAGTTAAATTAGGCCAATAGTCTCGTAAGTAAGAATCAACTCTATGATCTAAATAAGATAAGATATTTGAGCTAATTACCGATACTTGCCTAATCATCCGCGCAGATGCCACTACATAGTCATTTGTACCTGCAACTAAATTAGCACTCGTAGTCTGCCTAAAGCAAGGTAAGTTTGGCAATCTCTGAAAGATCATATCTTCAGCTTGATTAATAATTTCATCAATTGATGCCTGTAATTCTGTTGAGTCGTCTTCTAAAAAGTTTTGAATATTTGCGACTAATGTTGTGTAATTCATTTAGTTACCCCATGTACCACTTCCCCAAGTGCCTTCACCCCAAGCTAGACTAACTTCAACATTAGCTGAACCTAATGCACCTGTTCCGCCAACTCCTGTCTCAATAGCTTCAGAAGCAGATACTTCTTCACCAACAGCACCTGTTGAACCTATACCTGAAATACCTGTAACAAGCAATTGAATGTTGCCATTGCCAGAAACCCCAAAGCCTTCTGATTCACCATCACCAGATACACCTGATTGACTTAACTCTAATTCAGGAACTTCACTGCCGATTGCGCCTGTACCACCAACCCCAGCTTCATCTATCTCTGTTTCAAAGGTTTCATTGCCAACTGCGCCTGTACCACTAACACCTGTCTCAGCTAGTTCTAATTCAGGAACTTCAGTTCCCACTGAACCTGTACCAGATGTTCCAGATACTGTAGCGTCTACTGTAATAAATAATTCAGGTGTACCTGTTGCACCTGTACCACCAACTCCAGTTTCGTTTATTTCTAATTCAGGAACTTCAGTTCCTACTGCACCCGTACCTGATACACTTTCATCTGTTACTTCTAATTCAAAATTTTCAGAACCTATGGCTCCTGTACTAGCCGTACCACTAACAGGAACATCTTCATTGTCAGATGCAATTGCCGTTCCTACATTAGCCGCTCCAGATACACCAGATATGCTAAAGATACGATCATTATGTATATCAGCATAACCAGCTTCACCTATAGACGGAACACCAACAGGTGGTCTTGACCTTGGGTCTATTGTCCAATCTTGTGTAAATCCAATATAGACAACAACATTTTCTGGATCATTGTCTGGCCTACCATTAAATAAGGCAGTTGCGTCCACAACATTTTTAGCAGGAGTAAGTTGTGGATGTTTTGGCTCATAATCTTCAGGTGAAACACGCAAGCCATCCCAAGTCGTCTTCAGTTTGGTATACTTAACCCGAAGACCACTTATGTCGCTTATCGCGTAGGATTTTTTTCCTCTTGCGTATTTCCCCATTAAGATAAGTTCAGCGCAGTAGGCCGAATCCTTAAACTTACACCATCATTATCGGCTGAAGATGCAATGCTAAATGCGCGTTCATACATTTCATTTAGAAGTGTAAATTTTTCATTTGCAAATTTTATTGCTAATTTACTTGCCAACCCAGCACATATGCAATCGTTCCAACGATATGGAATGTCTGCATCTTGATTAGATGCCGTAATGTCATCAAGTTGATTAACAGACCAATAGACCATACTATATGTTGTCCTGTCAGGTATTTGCCAAATATAAATTTTTGGAGTTATTTGATTGTCCAACATATACTGACTTGGCTTACCGCTAGATGTCTTGTTTGGAAGTTGATTGTAATCCGCAATAGATACACGATTTATTATCTGGTCAGAAGTATCTGTGCCAGAACTGTCTCGTATCACCGCATCCATAATATCAATTGTCCCTGCTGGCAATGTGTATGGCGTAGTTTGACCATTCACCAATGTCAGAGTTTTCTGCTCTACAGACCAATAGTTAATACCTCTATTAGCCCACTCAGAAAAAAGAAGGTTAAGACTGCGCCTTGCAGACACAGCCCTATCACCAGTTTGAGTTTGGGTATCAAGACCACAACGCTCAAATGCTTCAGCAATTATTTCTTCTACATTAGGTTTAAAGGCTACAGTTCCTGATAGTGCCATTTAAGCCTCCTAGTATTGCTTAATTGCGCGCATCACTATTTGATACGCATCTCCAACTGCACCTGCACCAGTTGTTGTAAACTTAATATCACCAGTACCATTTGCACCATAATCGGCAGTGTCTGGTAGACCTCCAAACTTAGAAAAGTCTTGGTAGCCTGATTGGTTTTCATCAAGGTGCATAACTATAACATCAGCATCAGCGTCTGCTAATACCTCTACAGTCATTGCCTTAATAACCCACCAACATTCTGCAATTCTTAATCCTGTGCAAGTGTCTCCATTTGCACTTTTAGTAAGAGCAGAAACATCAATTTTACTAACGGCACTTTCGTTGCCACCATCTACATACTGATACTGAAAAGCAAAAACTACTTCCCTAGTGTTTTCTGAAATTTTTGTTACTGTTTTAATATCCGCCATTTGCTACTCCTATAGTTGTAGGTGGGGATTAAACCCCACCATAAATTTTAAAGGTCAATAGCCTGTTGGTACAGAACAGTGAAACGAATTGTTCCTGCATTAGTAGCACCAGTAGTGGTTACTGTAAGACGCTTTTCAGTACCAACGTCTGCCCAAACCAATGCTCCACCTGCTTCAGTAGTAGGATATTTACGACCTGCACCAGAAGCGACAGTAATTGAAAATTGGTTTATAAAAGTAGCGTTGCCACCAACAGTGTCGCCAATGCTCAGTACGCAAGTTGCGTTTGCAACAGCAACAGGAACATCAATAACGATGTCAATAATTTGTGATGCGGCTGGGATTACGATATCGGTAACAGTGGCTGTTTGTGCGCCACCTGCGGTACTAAAATCAGTGGTTTGAGCCATAACGACTTGACCAGTGTTTTTAATATTTACACCTAAAGTAGTTCCAGTTGTTTCTTTAATTGTTCCAGCCTTAATAGGCCCAGAGAATGTAGTTGTACCCATAATAATCTCCTGTCAGGGTTAAAGTCAGTCACACCATGCGACTGTCAGGGATAAAAGTACACTACAACAGCTTTAATTAAAAAGAAAGAGGCGATCCGAAGACCGCC